GCCAACCCATACCCCATCTCTTTCCTCATCAACTTGACCAACGATTGTGATAGATCGACTGGATCAATCTGAGGATTATTGAAATCAAACTTTTCTAAATTTGTACTTCCGAGAAAATCATGTTTAATTTCAAGATCGATAGTACCATCATCAACGTTGATGAATGGCTTATACTCATACCAAAAGCTAAGATCATCCTTGTTCTTTTGTGTATCAAATGTTAATTCCATTTTGCTCTCCAATCTGCATTGAAGTTTTCTGTATTAGCTACAACTCTATTTCTTAATGTAGATGTACTAAATTCATGACGTCTTTTATTGTAATGTAAAGGTACTGCGTCCTTACCAGTAAAGTCTTTATTATGATAGTCTTCACCAATGATTCTTATATCAACAGGAAGATGGTTGAGAAGTGCAAGCCACTCTTCTTCTGTCTCATATGGAATAATCTCATCAACATATCTTACTGCTGACAATTGAATATACCTTTCCATAAATGTTTGGACTGGTTTATTTTTTTCTGGTCTATCAATAGTTGGATCAGTTTGTAATGCACATATAAGATAATCACAAACGGACTTTGCTTCACGCAACATTAAGATATGACCTGCATGTAGCAAGTCAAATGAAGATGCTGTTATTCCTACAGTCATACTAATTCCTCAGCAATACCTAGCACCTCTGCTGCTGCAAAACATGCTCCTCCAACAAACCAGTTTCCTGTCATGAGGAACACTGCTCCAACTATTCTTACTCCACTTTTAACCATACTAAACCAAAAGTGTGCGCGTCCTGGATCTTTACTTGCTACCATCCCATCATCATCCTTGTTTCTTCAGGTACTGACTCTAATGTAAACGGAGGATCAAATGTTGTAATGACCTCCACGTGTTGTACACCTTCTACCATTCCAGCTTGTCTAATACTTTCAACAATTTCATCTGCAAATGGACACCATGCACTTGTTAGTGTATGAGTTATTTCAACCCAATTGTTTTCATCATCTAGTTTAATGTTGTAAATCAAACCAAGATCATAGATATTGATACTGTCTATTTCAGGATCATATACTTCTTTTAAATTAGCTATAATTTGATCGATCATGCTACCATTCTACTAAAGTTTTTATGCTTCTCAAATCTTATCACGTTTGTAAATCTATCTACTAGCTGGTCCGTCTTATGACTGATAATGAATACATTTGTATCAGAAACAATATCCATAACAATCTTCATAAACTCATCTGTACCAGTAGTATCCAAACTACTATCAAACACCTCATCCATTATCAATAGATTAGTGCTTGCACTGTTTTTTAGTTTAGCGATAGCTCGCCATGCAAATAGAAGAGAAAGGTCAATGCGCATCTTTTCACCCTCACTGAAAGAAGCATAACTAAACTCATCCCTATAACGTGACCTAATAACCTCATTAAAATTTTCATCTAACTCAAACTGGACAAAGAAGTCCATCGATGCAAGATATTTGTTTATTAGTTTATTTATAATTGGTACATACTGCTTTACTATTCTTGACTTGATACCAGTATCTTTTAGTAACTTGGTAGCAAGATCAATAACAGCTTTGTGTTTTATAGCTTCTGATCTTTTCTCATATAGAGCATCAGAAGTAACTTGCTGCTCATCAATAGAGGATTGCATTGAAAGAATCAACCCTTCATTATCACGAACCTCTGTAACTTGTTTCTCAAGTTCTGTCTTGTACATAGTCTTACTATTATACAAAGACTGTTGATCAATCATCTTATGTTGTAGATCATTGATCTGCTTTTGTACTGCATTTATTTCTTCAAGTCTTTTGTCCTTGTCTTCAAGAACTTGTCGAAGCTGATCAATCCCGCTGCTGACTTCTTCAAACTCAGATTGCTCTTCATCGATCTTTCGTTCCTTGAATCCGGGATCGATATCTTGCTGGCACGTGGGACACTCGTCCTTGTCGTGGAAGAAGTCAATCCTACTTCTGATGTGCTTTGACTTATGGATGAGTTGGTCAAGAATCTTATCTCCTTTATTCTTTTCCTTTTGTATTTTACTCTCATCACCTACCTGAGTTTCAAACTCGCGGATCTCTCCCCCAAGTTTTTTTATCTCAGCATTAATAGTATCAATCTCATCACTCACAGAATGAATTAAAGTTTGCTTCTTCTTTATATCCTCCTCTTTCTGGGACTCTAGTTCAGCTACATGCTTATGTATTAACCCAATCCGTTCATCAATAACGTTTTTATCATTCTCAATTTCTGAGATGGTACCTCTGTTTTCAGAGGCTTGATCTTTTAGTAACAAAGACATAATAGAAAAGATACCAATGTCAAGTAAGTCTTCAATAACTTCTTTTCTATCTTGACTTCTTAGTTGCATGAAAGGTACGAAGCTACTACTACCCAACACAACAATCTGTTTGAATGACTTGTGGTTAATCTTGAGAATACTTTTTTCTAATGTCTCTTGATAGTCTCTTGCACTTGCATCTTGGTTTAGTAATCTATCACCAAGATACACTTCAAAGTATCTAGGTTTCAACCCTCTACGAACAGTATACTCATTCTTGCCAATTCTAAACTCACATTCAACTTCCATATGGTTACCATTGACAGAATTAACTAACTGTGTAGTTGCAATGTCACGAAATGCTTTACCGTACAAAGCATAACATAGAGCATCAATCATAGTAGATTTACCAGCACCATTATCACCAACAACTAACGTTGCTCGGTTACCGCTTAGTGGTACTTCAGTCTGAAAATCACCGTAGGAAAGAAAATTCTTCCAACGAACATATTTAAATTCAATCATTCAACAGCCAAGGCTTCATTATATAAATTATGCATCAAGTGTTTTAACTCTTTCTTGTTGTGTTTGATATCTAGTCCTTCAATATATCCATCAAGTATTGATAATGTATCTTCAGCTTCATCAACAATGTTTTCATCATCCTCTAAGTCCAGATACATATGGTCCTCAACAACTTGTAGATGGATAGGATTAACATCCTCTATCTCACCAATAAGTTGATCGAACAACACAGGGTTATTCTTTTCATTAATAACTAACTTGACATAACAATCTCTTAGTGCTTCATAGTTAGCATTGTTAACATCCTCATAAGTCATCTTACTATCATTATAGAATACCTTATGAAACATTGTATACTCATTTGGTATAAAAGTCAACTCTCTTGTTTCAGTATTATATATATGAAAACCTTTTTGATCCTCGTAACAAGACCAGGTTAATTCATAAGCTGTTCCAAGATAAGTTACATTGCCAGATGTACTCTTATGATGGAAGTGACCACTATACACTTGATCAAACTTCTCAAATGCTTTAGGATTACATCCTTCATAGTTAGGCATGCCTTTATACATCTGGAACCCAGTTAACTCAAGATGTCCAAAACATACTTGAGCTTTAGTCTGTTGAATCATAGACCATGTCTTATCTTCATTGTCCTTACAAATCCAAGGTACAAGTAAGATATCAAGACCATCTATATTGATCTCAGCAGGCTCACTATACTCTACAACATTATCATACCTATCAAGCAATAGATTGATGCTGTTAACTTCTAAGGTGTTCTTATATGTAATGTCATGGTTACCTACAATAGTATACATCTTCATACCACGTTGGTGTAGAGGTTCAAACAACATCTCTTTAGCAGACTTGAGTGATGTATATGAGATAAACTTACGTCTATCAAATGTATCACCCAAGTTTACTACCTCAGTAATTCCATGTTCATCTACATAAGGAAAGAACACTTCATCATAAAACTTCTTTTGGAACGCTGCAACTTTTTGATTATCATTACGTGCTCCAAAATGAAGGTCAGTCAATAATGCTATCTCCACTTATTGGAATTCCTTTCATACTTCCGCTGAAGTTTCTTTCGATCTTTTTGATACTTAGCCAACTGATCTGTCAACACATCCATAAGCTCTTCTAGCTTTTGTGCTGTATTGTCTTTCAAGTTGATTGAAACATTTGGATTGTTTAACTCCTCCATCCAATATTGAATCTGAGCGGGAACGACAACCTTCTTTTGCGTACTCATCTGACTGCTCCATGTTAGATCCTAGTAAAACTTCTCGACGCCTTTTGCCTTCTTACGTTTCTGTTTAACCTTTTGCTCTTTGCTCTCGAAGTTAGTAACAAAATCATTCATATAGTCAGTTTGGAAGTCAAGGTTGTTTCCAATACCATGGTCATCCCCTTCTACCAATTGGTTAAACACAACCGACTGTTCCAATGATTTGTGTTTAATATATAGTTGCTTTTTCTCTTTTTGTATCCTTCGAAGAAATGCATAGTAAATAATCTGTGTAAAGTACGCAAAAGGGTTCTGAGATTTTTCAGGATTAAAGTTATCAATATAGCTAACACAATTCTCAATCCCATCACTAATCATATCATCCTTAAACGTATAGTTAGCAAAGTTTGGTTTAGTCGCTAACCTATTAGCGATCTGAAGTAAACAACGTCCAACATAGTCTGGCACTTGTGGTTTAGTATCCCCACTTTGCTCTGCTTCGTCAACAGATTTTTTATAGTCAACCATAACTGCATACAGCTGTTTATTGTCGACATAATGAGCTCCTCGCTTCTTCTTAGTCATTAGTGGTACGTAGTGTTGGCACCAACACCCACCAACTGATCAATTTGTTGTTCAAACTTTTCTTTTTCATGACCACTATTTCTTTTTTCACTCATTTCAACATATCCTTCTTGTAAAAATTTTTCATAATTTGCTATAACATTGTCATGGAGATCACCAACCAGGGCAAGCACTTTGTCTTTATGAACCCTTACAATACTTACTTCATTAAACAGTAACCAATGTGAACATTGCAACCATGTCATACCTGTTGGAGCTATGTGTCTATACATAATCACAGGATCTTGAAAAGTCCAGTGTCCTCCATCATCATTGATCACTTTAGTAATCAACTCTTCTCCGTTCATTAATTTTACTATTGCGTGATACATTTCTAATCCTTTAAGGTGTAACTGTGGATTTTATATTGAAACTCTTCGTCATTGTATATTTTTAGTCTGTCTCCGTAATGCTTAAGTGTAAAGTTAGTCCACTTACGCCATCTTAGATCATCTACAATGTCGAATAGTTTAGTGGTATCCTTATCCGTATGAGTGCGCAATCCTCGTCCGATTGATTGCAGGACTCTAATTTTACTTTTGCTCGGTGAGGCGAACACGATATTAGATAGCCGGCGAATGTTAACACCAGTACTAAAAGTACCATACGAAGCCACAATGAGTGCGTCTGTCTCTTTTTCGACAATGCCTCTGATCTCGTCTCGGTCAACTCCTGACACTCCGCCGTGTACAAAAAATACTTTCTTATCCAACTGTTGTGCTAGCCTGTACAACTCCTTTCCATGTTTTTCAACCAAGGAATACAATACTAATGTATTGCCCTTTAGCTCATTGCAAAGGTTGATTATAAAGTCATTACGTGAAGAAGAACCAACAATGTAGTCTACCTCGTCTCTGTAGTTGGCTCTTGCAAGATCTGCTCTGTTGTTATCAGCATGACCCAGTATACAAATATTTATCTTCAAATTAGCTAGATACTTCTGCTTTATCAGCTCAGAAGTGTTAATAACTCTCTCTACTGGACCAAATAACCCTTCTAATACTAACTTATGTGTCTGAGTATCATCAAGTGTACCTGTAAATCCAAATTTGTATGGGCACTGTACGAGTTTAGACATAATGTTGGTGAGCGACTTTGCTTTAAATAAGTGTGCCTCGTCTCCAATGACCACTTTGAATTGCTCAAACCATTTTCTCTGCATCTTGTAGATCGATTGCCAAGTAGTAACTGTAATATTTGATTCAATTTCTTTGGACGCTCCTGCAGTTATTTTATGAACTTCATCCACGTAACCATACTCAGCAAAATCAGAAGCCATCTGATGTACTAAGCCAGTTGTAGGAACAACAATTAGTTTTTTCATTGGGTAGTGTCTGGCAAGCATGTAGATGATAAGAGACTTACCAGAAGCAGTTGGTGAAAGGAGAAGTGCGCGTTTATTGTTCAAAGCATGAACGATAGCCTGCTTCTGGTAATCTCTTGGCTCCATTGATAAGTTTATTGCTTGAGCCAAATCATCTACATCCTTATCAGTAAACTCATTTACATGAGTTATCTTTCCATCGATGTCACATTTATAGTCTCTAACTCGACAAAAGTCAACAATATAGTTTGTTAAACCTACATAAATTGTTCTTGTCACTTGGTTAAATAATCGTATCTTACCATCCCATACTCTGTTCCTTACCTGAGGCATGAACTTTGCACCAGGTACCTCAAATGTAAAGAAGTCTGAAAGCTCCTGAGCTATAGAAGCCTCACACTCCACTTTACAATGAACATCGTCGAGATAGGAAATCTTAATCATGCACCAACCTTAAACTTTTCCCAGTTGATTGCATTGTTGATCTGATAGCTTCTTAGGTTAAGTGTTCTAATGATAGCTTCTAAGAAGTCAACCTTTTCTTTACTATATGCTACTTTCAAGTTTGACTCAACAATCTCTTGATCACTATCTATGTACATTGGAATATCAGATTTTAGTACCTTCATCTGAAATGGATACCAACCTTTTTCCTCTAGCTCATCTTTATCTAAATTACCAGAGTAGTAGTCCCACTTATCCTTCCTCAACAACTTTAGTGTTTCAACAAGGCGAGCTTGCTGTAATCTTTCTCTACTGTACATTTGGTAATACTTTGAATGCAGGGCAGGGATCTTGATTGACTCTTCACCTAATTCGGTTCTGTCAATCTTACTGTCCTTATCCCATTCATTCTGTATCTCTTCCAGATTCATCTTCTAACCTTGTAACTTCGTTGACAGTATCAAAGCCAGACTTTAGCTTTGCCAGCTTTTCATTATACTTCCCATCGTAGTTTTGGTCAACAAGATTTGCAAATTCTATCATCATAAGATCAGCGTTGCCAGACTCAAGTATATGTTCTA